ACTTCTGCTGGGTCACCTTTTTTCAAAACAAAGTTTCCACGTTCAGATAGGAATAACATATCTCTTCTACCTAAGAAGAAATCAAAATCATATTGAAATTGAGAATTATCTTTTGGTATTAAAATTGATGACGCACCAGTTCCAGCAAAAGACCTAGAACTAAAATCAAATGACTTTGATGTTACTTTTTCACTATCTATACCTTGAATAGCTGTTGTAGTTATTGTTGCATCTTTAACTCTTGGTCTAAAGTCAACTGTATCTCTTAGGTCAAATTCACCAGATGGAGTTCTAACTTCTGGGTCAACTCTTGTTGCAGTATATGTTGGAATTTCTTTATAATCAATCGCACTATAAGAGTCCACTGAGAAGAAATCTCCAGTACCATGTTCAAAGTAATCACATACAATTAACAGTTTACCAACTGGTACTGGTTTGCCAGGCTTTCTAACAATTCTAGAGATATCATAAAAGTTATCCCTTTGTCCAGTGTCAAGAGTAAATCTATTAGTAATATCTTTAGAACCAGCGGTAAATGTTCCTAATGTTGCAGTAGCACCAGATGTCGCACCAGTAATAGTTTCAGCAGCTATAAAACTTTTTCCATTTGTCACAATAAATGTAATTGGGTCAGTTGTATTAACAATTAATGCATTACACCCACTTTGTGCTCCTGTTATAACTTCACCTCTTTCAAAAGTTCCAGAAACACCAGTAACTGTAAACTGGGGAAGAACTGGGTTTGTACTTGCATCTTCTGAATCTAGAACTGCGTGTAATCTATACGCATCTGCATGACCGATTGATATTTCTTTATGTTGAGATGCTGTTCCATATTCAGCACCAGATGTAGAATCTGCATCAACAAGAGTAAGATGTGTTGGTTTTTTTGTTTTTGTTTTTTCACCGGCAACAGTTCTTGTTAGTGTTGCAACAATCTTGACCGTTGCTGCTGTTCCTATTACTCCAGCATTTGTTATTTCAAAAACATTTCCAGTAATATTAACAGTTGTTCCACTTGCTGATACATTTAAAATATCACCATCAGTTGCACTACCGTTTGGCGCTGTAATAATATGTACGATATAATCTGTATTAGATTCTGATAAAAATGTTTCATTAGTTCCAGCAGTTAATGTTATAACACCACCATTTCCAGCAGTTTCATGGAATGTTCTTCTAAATGTCTGCGTTGTTTGAGATATATTATTATTCGCATCTGTTTTAAGAGTTTTAATTGTATCTTTTCTTAGTTTTCTTAAAAGTAGATTTTTCTGTTGGTCACGAAGTTTATTTCTATTTCTTATCATAATGACGCCATCAACACCAGATGTGTTGAGACAATTTTTTGCTGTAGAACCATCACCATTATCTAATGTTAGTGAGGTATCACTTGAAATTGTATTAACTCTACCAACCAAAGGAATATTACCAGCAGAGTTACCAGCGTTTTGTACTGAAACAAAATCTCCTACTTTTAAATCTAATGTAAATGAAGTATTAAATCCAGTAACAGTATTAGAGTTATTAGCCATTGAAACTGTACCACCAAGTGTCAAAGATGTATCTAATACTAAGTCAGCAGTAAATCTATTACCAGCTGTAGATTGATTCATGAATACTGATTTTACGTCATCAAAGTTTTTAACTGATTGTGAACTGAGAGTTAATGCTGAACCACCAGTTTCTAATAATTGATTAGCATTATTACTTGTTGCTTGTGCAGAAGAAATTAGATTTTCACCATTATTAAAATTACCAGTTGTTGTGATTAAGTTAATTGTACTACCACTTGCACTATGAATAAATCCTGTTGCACCAGATATTGAACCAGTAATCTTTGCACCAGCTGGTGTAGCATTATGACCACTAGTAGGAGTACCACTAACAGTTAGTACAGTGAACATACGAATATCAAACAAGTATAAATTAAATTGAGCATTTGTTGCTGATGCAGTTGATAGTAAGGCTGTTCCAGCTGCATCATTACCAGATGCGTGTTCAAATGCCCTTGCTCTTGCAACACCTACTTGTCCAGATGCAGGAGCTGAACCTCTGGTTGCATTTATTAATCCATGTAAATCAATTGTTCTATATGGTTCTGTAAGGTCACCACCAATAAAGGGTGAAAGGTCTGGTGAACCAAACACTTTTTCAACTCTTGTAAAATTACCAACTTCCATATTAGTAATTGCAGAATCAAAATTTTCAGTAGTTCTTGGTTTCTCTACATCTATAAAAGAAGGAGCAACTTGTTCTATTTCGTATCCACGAACATATGCTTTGCCTGGCGATACTTGAACGGTTAATAAACTTTCTGATGGAGTATTACCATCATCAGTAGTTTGTGTAGAGGAATAAACTCCCTCGTTACCACCATCATCTAATGCATCTTTAACTTCTACATTGTAATCTCTTACTGTGTAATTTCCAGACTCATCAAATGTTCTTCTTGCAATATTTTCTTGAAATATATTGTAGTCTGTTCTATCAATAATTTTTTCAACAACACCGTTTTCGAGTCTTAAAAGTTCAACAAAATTTTCATCATCAGTTGACCCCAATGGTAGTTTTGCAAGCGTTAATGTGAAACCTAATCTGTGAGCACCTTTTGCATTTTCGTTTGATGTGCCAGTTGCATTATCTAAAAGTGTGATATCTGTCTCTGGAGTTACTAATGATTCAGTAATAGACAACCCCACACGATATGATGGGGTAAAACTGTATTTGTCTAAAACAATTCTTTGTGCATTAACCTTTACAAATTGACCACGAATGAAAAATATACCTTCTTCAATAGCTGCTGATGACCCTGTTTCAGTGGCATTACTAACCAATAATGTTGCAGAATTTGTATCAGCATTGATTGTAGTAGAATTACTAGAAGTTGTTGATATAAATGTTAGTGCCTTATCAAGTTTAATTGTTTCACCATCTACAAATCTATTTGTAACACCCATAGTTGATGCACCAATAGAACCAGTCGCCTCTTCAGTTCTTGTTGCAGACGCAATATATTTTACATATAACGTAGGTGAGTCTGTAGTGGTTGCTTCATCAAATCCAACAACTCTTGCTGTAATACCAGAAGTTGCACCAGTAATAATTCCACCCACATAACTAGATAGATAATCTGATATTTGTTCATTATTTCCATTATGTTCAAATGTAGTTTGTAATTTTATTCCATAGTATTGGGTATCAAAAGATATCTGGCCAGGGATGACCATTGACCCTTCTTTGAAGAAATGTCTTCCATGTCTTTCAATTTGATTTTGAAGAATAGATTGAAGAGTTGTTAATTCCCTTGCTTGGACAGCAAAGCCAGGACGAAATAACACTCTATGAAAATTATCATTTGGGTCAAAATCGTCATAATATGGTGCTACATTTAAATCGGTTTTTTGCATTTTTTAAAATTCCACTACAACTTTAATATCTTCCGTTTGGTCAGAAGCTCTTGATATAGGTCTTCTGTTTTCAACATAAATTATTTCACCAGTATCCCTTTTCATTTCTGGGTTTGCATATCCACTAGTAAATACAACATTATTAACTGTAGATGAGGAAGTACTTGGAGTATAAGTTACAGAAGAAGTACCACCTTGAATTGTTCCAGTTCCAGAAAATGCAGTAAGATTTGAATTTGGGTCTAATCCGTAAGTTGCATATTTTTCTTGTACATAGTATAAAATTTTATTTGTTGCATCCCATTCCACAACTCTACCAGACGCATCTGTTCCGTTTTGAGTAATGACTTCATCTACTTGATAGTTACCACTTCCAGCAGCAAGTAAAACTGCATTTGTATTTCTTGCAGTTGAAGCTATAAATGGAGAACCGCCACCAGATACTTCTGGGTCTTTTACAATACCAACTCTTCTAAAATCATTAACTTGTGTAGCGTCAGCATCAGAAGGTTCAAATTTAGCTTGTAACATCACAAAGTGACCTCCCAACTCTTCTACGTTATTACTACCATGACTGCCAGCTGGGTCTATAATTGGAGTGATACTAGCAGCTGTAGCATTATTCCAAGCAGTTAATAGTCCAGTTGCTCCACCCTCTCCTACATAAGTATTGTTTAGTTGTGTTGTTGCAGTAATATTAGTAAAGATATTAGAACCAGATAAATCAAATGTTGCAAAAGAATATCCAGAACCAAAATTTTGCATTTGGGAATTAGTACCACTGAATGATGTGATTTGGTTTCCAGATACTACAATTTTAGCAATGGCGCCAGAACCATCTCCTTTAAGTTTTGTATAAAAAGTTCCGTTTGGATATCCAGAACCACCAGACGTTACTAAGAAAACAAACACGCCTCTAACATGATTGGTATCAGCTATATTTTCTGATTTTAATATAACAGGCATAAAGTCAGTTGTCAAATAATTTTGAACATCTGAAGCAGTCATAGTATACATATATTTTAAGAAGTATCCAGTTTGTTCATGAAAAAATGGTGCAGACCCTGTACCATTTGGTTCTGTTCCACCAATTGGATTAGCACCAGTTTGTGCGTTGTCTCCATTATATAGAACTTTGTAAACATTGTGTGCAGAAGTTTTAAAGTAAAAAGTGGAGTCATACAAATTTGTTGCACCACTAGATGTTGTTGCACTACTACTAACATCATGTCTATACATATCAAATGTACTAGTTGCTGACCAATCTCTTCTTGGTATTACGAATGACTTTGAATTAATAAGTTTTGATGCTAACATATCATCCCAATAGTACGATTCTGGTGCAACACTATCAACTGGAGCCGGTGGTTGAGTATCAGAAGCTGAACCTTCTGATTCCCAAGTCTGAGACTTTCCTAGAAACATATAATATTTACTTGTTGAGATATCGTTGGAAAATGCAGTTGCATTTGATTGTCTGAATTTTTCTGTAATAATCGCTGGCATTTTTCTTTCCTATAATGTTATTTATGTCTTTATAATATAGTTCATAAACATGGTTGGTTGCATAAGTTGATGAGCTGCAGAAGCATCTGTTCCAGAATTATCGGTTACACCACCAGTGATACTAGCACTACCACCGATACTAGTTGATATAGAACCAGTATGCGCCTGATTGCCGGCGCTAGAATTAGCACTTGTAGTGGCCTGGTTTACAAAACTGTTACCTTGACCATTAACATTTCGAGCCATCAAACCATTATGGTAAAAACTACCATCATCTCCACCGCCACCTCTCGCACCATAAATAGTAAGACTGTTGACTGTAGAAGATGCAGTTACGTTATCAATGTTAACCCCTAAAGTATTTGCGTGACCATGTGATGGCATACCAGATTGAGCTGCAGTTAGTATCTGTTGTTCTACACCCAAAACTCCACCTAAATTATCTGCATAAGAGGCATTTGGTATTGCGTTAATAATATTAGCACTACCACCACCCATATTATCTAAAGCTGCAATTACTTTACCTCTTAAATCTGGTACTCTAAAATGTGTAGTACCAGTACCACCACTTCCGTTTGTATATGGGCCATAAGTTGTTTGAAGAAGATTTTTTAAAGCTACATATGTAGATGCATCTTTTTCACTACCATCACAAAGTAACCAACCACTTGGAACTGGATTTGAACCATTATCAACTACTCCAGCATATGGCATAACCATACCAGTAACAAACGCAGCCCCAGGCGCCATTTTTTCAGCGGTCACAGCATTGGTTGCAAGTTTATCATTATCAATAGCAAGGTTTGCAATATCTGCTGTTTGAATTGCTCCGTCTAATACTGCACCAGTTGTAATTCTATCAATAGTCATATTCTTGTCCTTAGATTAGATTTGCCCACGCACCGTTTTCATAACCTTGAAACTTATTATCAGTCGAGTTATAGACAATCATTCCGTTTACAGCTGTCAGTGCATTACGTTGAGTTGTAGTTAATGCTGGGAGTTGCACAAAACCTGTAGTACCAGTAACACTTATTGAAGTTCCACTAATCGCTGTACCTGTAACTGCCGCAGGAGTATTACCACCAATTACTGCACCATCAATAGTACCATTATCAATATCTGGTGTGTTAATAACTGGTGAAGTTAAAGTTTTATTTGTTAGTGTATCTTGTGATACTAAACTGACTAATGTTGAACTTGCACCTTTTGGTAGTAACATTGTGTTAGTAACATTTTCACTGTGAGGTTGTGCCTCTATAGTTTGTCCATGACTGTTCACATGACAATTGAGTTTAATTTTACCTGCTACACCTGTAGCTCCACCAGTACCGTCACCTTGTACTTCTAATATGTTTGAGGCAGGTTTAACTTGTAAGTTTCCACTTGCTGTTGTAGTCACTCCACTAAGAATAGGTGCAGTAAGTGTTACGTTTGTAGCATCAGCAGTAATACCACTTGATAGGTTAGTACCATTACCTAACTTGGTGTATAATTCTACGAAATTGTCATTGACCTTATCTGCTCCAACTCTAAGAGTATCACCAGTTCCGTCATTTGCAGAACTACCAATATCTATTTCTTGATATGCCATTTGAGTCTCCTAAATCTTTTTATTATTTATAATGGTTTCTACTAACCAATATCAAATGTTTTAATTCCACTATCAAATTTTAAAGTACTACTATCAAAACTATTACTTACGCCTGATATAATATTAATTTGACCTGGCGGTGGTACATTTATGTTTATATTAGAAGCTGTACTTGGTATAATAGTATCTAACCCATCATCGAATGTTATGTTTCCACTATCGAATTTTAAAGTACTACTATCAAAATGATTTTGTGTAATATCTATAGATACTTGTTCAATCTTAAAGTCTGCAAACTGTTCTATAGTAAAATATGCACCATCATTGTGATTAGTTCTTGCAGTTCTTGTAAAGTTTGGATAGTTCACTGTTATAGCATTGTCTGGTATTGGTGGAACAGCAAAAGCGTATCTCGCTAATAAATCAAGTGTTGGGCCTGTTCTTTTTGCTGTTCTAGCAGAACCAATTATTACATTTCTTTTTGGTGTTAAAGTGACATCTCTAGTAGTCGATGTTAAGTCACTTAATTCATTTGTACCAACTTTTGAATTAGCTCTAATAGATGTTCCATCATCTACTGTTCCTAATCTTCTACCAAAGATAGTAGTAAATACTCCTCTGAGAGCAGATGCAAATTCTGGACTATATGAATCTAGAGTTTGAACAGATATCTTTGCACTGACACTACCAACGACTTCAACCTCACCAAAGACATTCCAACCAGCTGGATGCACTGTAGACTTAATTGCATCTCTCCATGTATTAATTGAATCACCTACACGAACAACATATGAATAATCTTGATAATAAAAACTATCTTGTATCCTTTGTAGTTCATTTGATAGAAGTCCATCATTATCTAGAAAATTACCAGATGTTTCTGTAAATGTTCCTACTTGTGCAGTTCCAACTGCTGTGTTTATATTTGCAATTACACCAGAACCATTTGCTGTTGATACTGTATTTCCAACTACAAGATTTGCTGTTGTATCCATTGATATTAGTTGTCTACTAGCATCAAATTCAGTAACAGTTCCAGTATGTGATGTTAAACTAGTATTTGAATTAAATGTTCCAGTAATATCTTTTAATACTGCATGACGAAAAGAGTTTAATGTAGGTGCTGAAGAATATTCTATTCCTTGATTAACAATTTCAAAAGAACCAACACCACCCATTCCTGTATTGGTAACTGGAAGAAGTTTAGCACCTGTACCATTAGTTGTTAGAACACCAGTAGAATATACTTGACCAGTATTATCAATTTGACCAAAAGTATTATACTTATTAGTTTTATCTAGTATTGGAAGTTTCGTGTATCCCACACCACCTGATATAATTCTTACATCTGTAATCTCATCAACTTCATTTGCGATACCAGCGTTATGAAATCCATACGCATCAAAATGTGGTTGACCAGAATTTGCAGTTTGATTATTTGCAATATCACTAAACGTGCCTGATTCCAGAACAATCTTTGTTCCTTCATATCCATCTTGATAGAATGATTGACTAGTTTCTTCCATAGTAATATGGTCACCAGCTGTCATACCATATTCAGCTACACTACCACTTTCAATTTCTATACCACCACCAACAACTGAAACTTGTGCAGAAAACCCTGTACCATTAGTTCCAGAATTATCTACAAGTAAATTTTCTCCAACCTTATATCCAGTTCCAGCATCATCAATTATAATTTCATCTACTGTACCTGTTTTGATAGTTTGAACTTTTGCAGTTGCAGTACCAGTAGAAATATTAACTTTCTGTTCTGGTGTATAATAAGAACCAGAGTTTGTAACCGTTACACCTGTTAATATATTAAAAGGTCTTATAGATACTGTTCTATCTGTTACTGTTGATATACCTGTAACTGCTTCACCTATAGAAGAGTTTGAACTGGATGGAAATAAAAAATCACCACTTTTAGTTTCTTTATCTATTTCTATTTCAACAACATCTCTATTATTTTCTCTAAAACTAATAGAAGATGTTACAATACCAGTAGCACCAGACTCTAGACCTGTAATAACTTGTCCTACTAATTCTGATGCATCGCCCTCAACTGGTTCTGCTCTTATAATAGTTTTAGTAGTCCATTTACCGTCAGATAAACGTAACATCTGTTCAGTTGGATATTTTATCGTTGCTTCTTCATTTAATAAAAGCCTAAAAAATAATTCATGTCCTTTTCTTGTTCCTTTTGAAATATAAAGGTCACGAATATTTTTAATAAGTTTTCTTTTATCTACTCCAGTGTTTACGTTATCAACTATACCCTCTAAAAATGAATCTCTAAATTTGTCTAGAAATGTATATATTGTTGAGTCCACATTTGCATAATTTAAAAGTTGTTGAATACTAGAAACTGGATTAGGTTTGTATGATTGTAATGTTCCAGACGAATTAGATGTAAGTCCAACGACTGTTTCACCAATTATAAATTGTGTTTGAGATGTAACAAATAATCTTTTATTATCATCAACATCATCAACTAAAACTTTTGCAGTAGCATCAGATGTTTGTCCTTTAAGTGTTTCGCCTATTGTAAATTTAACTTCAGAATCTTCAAGAACTATTTTCTCGCCGTCTTCATCTAGTATAAAATTTATTGTTTGAGTTTCTTCATTTAGATAATTATTAGTTTCAAGAAAAACAAGTTCTGCACTTTCTAAAAACTGATAATATAATCTAACAAACTGCGAAAATACAGGATGGTCAGCTTGAATAAATTCTGGAAGTTGTGTTTGGATATGATTTGAAACTTTATTATTAAGTTCGTTATCCCCAGAATTTTGACTACGATATATCTTACGAGCTGTTGACATTATTAATATCCACTAGAATTATTTGATGAACTTGATGAACTTGAAGAACTTGAACTTGTCGTGCTAGTAGATGATGCTGTATTACTTGAACCAGTATAAGAACTTGTTGTTGCAACACCCACACCAGCGCTAGAACCTCCAGTTGCAATTGTATCTACACCACCACTAATTAATGTATTACTTAAATCTATTTCTAATACTTGATTTCTAACTGCAATAATATCATTTGAATCTGGTTTTACTATTACTCTAATTTTAGTAGATGCAACCCCATCAACATTTGATACTGAAGTGATGTTCAAAGAAGTAAAAGTTACTAATCCATTTTTGTAATCAATAGTTCCAGCATTACTATCTTTATAAGTTTTAGTATCACCACCAACTAGATAAAACATTCTAACATTACCTCGGCCATCATCATTTAAAAACATTTCGTTTGTATCACCAGAAATAAAGAAACCAGTTGATTTTAATATACCACCAGCATCAGAGTCATGACCAGAGTGTGGATTGTATAATGCATTACTAAATGGAATTGTATATTTTGTTGGTGTATTTAATTTTGGTATAAAATCTTTGCTCAAATCAACAGTAGTAATATTAGATGTAATTGCGTCATCAGTATTATCAATTAAACTTGTAAATGCAGAATGTCTAAATGCACTATCAAATTTTCCAAGATTATTTGTATTGAAATTTGTAATTGTTGTTAAAACATTTGACTCTAAAGTTTCTTTTGGTTTGGTAGTATTTTTAGAATTGTAAACAAAGTTAATTCCTAATCTTAACTTAATATATTCTGGGTCAATTATGATTGGTGTTACAGAAGCAATAGAATATGTATTTTTTAAATCAGATACAATCTGTTCTTTTGCAGACGCAGTAATAGAACCAGTAGTTGGAACAATAGAAATATAAACTCTCCCATAAACTGGAACATCATTATCCTCACCACCGTAAACTTGAACCGACTTTGCATTTGCATAAACTTTTGGAACAATTGTTTTGTAATCGTTCACTGTAACTGCACGACCTTGAGCTGCATAATCAAGAGGTGCGTTAAATTTTATTGACTCTATACTTTCTCTTTCTGCACCACCAGATGCATTTGATACAGTCAATGTTGTAATATCAGTAACGCCAGAAATGGATGCAGAAGTTGTAAAATTATTTGCATCATTAGCTGCAGTTTTATTTGTAACTACATATCTTAGTCTTACTATATTTCCATCAGATAGTGCTTTACCTACAACACCATCACCAAAATAAATTTCAAACTTTCCATCTGCACCCTCTTGTAAATAATATACATCTGAGTCTGCTTTTACTTGTGTATTATCTAATGCTTGAACAAATGTTGTAGATGTTGTAGATAATGAATTTTCAAACACATCAACAACCAAAGTTGTTGTATCACCATTTTCATCATTAACATAAAATTTTTGATTTGTATTATTTGTATTAACTTGATACCTATTTGTTACATATGTACCTTCATAAATTGGAATATTAGTAAATGTAAGAACACCACTAGATACTTGAGTTGTATAGTCTGCTATAGTAACAAACTGATAATTCACATCATCAATAGTTGTTGTGAAAACAGTTCCTAAAGGTATTGTTGCAGACGATAGATTTCCAAAGTTATTTAAAGTGACATTTATATTTGCAATAGGAGCTCTTGCAGAGTTTGGAATATAACCTAATGTTTTTGCATGGGAAACTACAGAAGAACGAACAGAGGCAGTGTCAAGAAACGCTTCGTTTGAAATCATATTCATATTCATTGCAAGGTAATGAGTATTGTATGCGAGGACATCTAACAATGCACTCATACCAGAACCTTCAAAATCATAATCTGTAAACTCATCTTGATTACGCATGAAAGTTTTGAGGTTACCTTTGATATCATCAAAGTCTAAATCTGTTACGTTTAATTTTTTTTCTGTAGTAGCCATTATCGTAATCTCTCTAATGTAAATGATAAATCAACAAGTTCCGCTGGTGCATTTTGAATATAAAACTCAACTGTTACTTCATATTGATTGTTATCAAAATTTGGAATAACATTAATATTAGCAAGTAATGCTCTTGGTTCATGATTTTCAATTACTTCTTTTATTTTTGTAGATAGTGTCTGTGCAGTAAATGGTGTCATGTTTTCAAATAACATATCACGAACACCAGATGCAATTTCTGGATGAAAAGGTTTTTCATATTCACCGATTTGAACTAAGTTACGCACGCTCCTTTTAACAGCAGCTGCATCAGTCAAAGTTTGAATTTGTTTGGTAACTGGATGTTTACCAAAGTTTAAATTTAAGTCTTTGTATATCCTATTAGAGCGATAAGAATTATTCGTTCTTTCTGCATCTCTATAAGCTGATTGTACTGCCATTATACACCTCTCCGATTATTTATACAATATAACCAAGTGGTTTAAGAACTGATTGTTGCCATCCATAACTACTACGTCTAGAACCAGATGGCCCCCATTGTCTTTTTCCACCAAGGTCTGCATGAATAAAGTATCCACCATCTTTTGCTGGGAAGTATGCACCAATACCTTTTATCCCATGTTTTACTAAGAGTTGCATGAACCTCTGTCTATCTGCAATAGAAGTATTTGTTAAACGAATGTCAACAGCTTTACCTTGCATATGCATACTCTTACCACTACCACCAACTTTTGCATTATAGCCTGGGCTACGATATGCAGAAGTAATTGTTAAAGTTCTCCCATATTCCCTTGCAACATTTTCCATAATTTGTCTTAATTCAGTAGAGATACGAGGGTCAGTATGTGAAAGGAAATTGAGTAACTTACCATCAAAGTTCTTTTGAGTTAAATCTGTATTATTATTATCATCCACTATATTACTTTCAGATTTAGATGCATCATCAAAAGAATTTCCATCACCATCAGTTGCAGCTGGAGCATTCTCTGTTGTTTGAATTTCAAAAGGTTCATTTGAGTCAACATCAAGTCCAACAGCAATATCATCATTTCTACCTTTAATAATCTCTCTTGCTCTTGTAACACTTATTCCAGTACCAGTGACACCAAATGCAGTTTCCGCTGTTGATACTGGATTGGGGTCAATCTCTGGAGCAGGAGTTGGTTCTGCAAGGTCTGTTGAACCAGTGTCACCAATGAATACAGTAGCCGAACTAGTTGTGACAGTAGTAGTGACAGTACCACCAGCAATTCCTGCTGGGTCAGTTCCTTCCGTTGTATCACCTTTACGAGTTGCGTTCTGTGTCGCACTTGGTTGGTTAACCTTAATTGTTGAATCTGACTCAATAGATATTGCACCAGTAGAATCTAAATCATATTCACCAGTGATAGATGTCTGTTGTCCTTCACCAAATGTTTCCGTAACTTTCTTTGTTACACTTTCATTCTTGGTATCTTCATAAACTTCTACAACTGCCTTCTTAACATTCTCTGTTTTTGTATCTTCATAAATTTCTGTGACTGAACCCTTGACTGTTTCTGAAAGTCTACCACCAACATTGATAGTCATATCTTTATCAACATTAAGAGTATAGTTGCCTTTGATGTTTGTATTACAATTAGAATCTACTGTAAGATTGCAAGTACCTTTTACATATGCATATCTTGAACCAGCGATAATTTCATATCCATCACCGACAATTTTTAGAACCTTATTACCACCATCATCAATCTCATAGTAAGAGCCACTTCTATGTCTTTCATGAATTCTTGTACGATATTTTGTATCATCAAATTCACGAATGTGTCCACTCTCTGTTTCGTAAACATGATTATAAGGATAGACTGCTTCGTAAGGACTTTCTGGTTCTGCCCATTCCTCACCATCAGCAGTTCCAATGTTTGAAAAGATTTCTTGTTTTCTTGTCTCTGCGAGATAATCTGAACCAACAGAACGTCTGTTCATATCTGACTCATCAACTCTTACTGGGTATGGCCCATATACTGCTTTGTCTTCAGTTCTTGGGTCATTAAATCCAAAGTTAGGATTATTAAATTGCGAAGGTTTGCCAGGCAATGTTCCCATAACAACAGGTTCTTGTAACGTATCTGCATCACGAAAGAAACCAATAACCCATGTACCCTCAACTAAAAATGGTGGAGTTTGACCTAATCCATTCATAGAAGAAGTTGTGGTTGGCATCATTACCCAAGCCCATGGTAAATCTGCTGTGGGTATTTTTATTTTATTGTCTGTATGATATCCTACACAACGAACACGAACACGACCTAGCTTGTCTGGGTCTTGTCTATCTTCAACTACGCCTGTAAACCATACAAAACCATCTTGACCGATAAAGTTTTCCATAAACTTATTTATGTGGAAATAAAAAAAGAGAGAACCGAAGTTCTCTCTTTTCCCAATCCGAAGATTGTATCTCCTTTGTTGTTGTGTATCACCCTTGTCTAATCCGAATCTAATTCAGCAATCAAGTACGCACCCATGC